GCTATAACTCTCTTATCACTCTCTACGTTCTCCTCTTCTAGTATCTCATTTATTCTTGTGAAGAATTGTGCTGCGATAGATGGTTTATCCTGTCTACTAATACTAAAGTCCACAACAGAGCACCTACTATGGAGTGGTTCAATGATCTTGTTTTTATAATTGCAGGTAAAGATGAATCTACAGTTTTTGTAGAATGCCTCAATGTTCGCTCTAAGAAGGAGTTGTACATCGGCAGTGGTATTGTCTGCTTCGTCGATGATAATGACTTTGTGGTTTGCAGAAGCAGTGAGAGATACCGTGGAGGCAAAGTTCTTCGCTTGATTACGTACCGTATCAAGAAACCTACCCTCGTCAGAACCGTTGATAACATAATAGTCACATCTTAGTTGTTCACACAATGCCTTTGCCACTGTGGTCTTACCAATACCTGGCGGACCTGCAAGCAACAAGTTAGGTATCTGACCACTATTGACAAACTCCTTGAAGGTATTCTTGATACCATCAGGGAGTATGCAATCCTCAATTGTCTTGGGTCTATACTTCTCGACCCATATAAAGTCACTCATTAGACCTCCATTGTTTCCTCATACTAACATACTCGTCACTCTTCGCAACAATATCTCTTACATGTTTGAATATAGTAGCAGACTTAGCAAAATGACAAGTGGCATGATCTGGTTCTTGGGGTCTTACATTACCTTCATCATCATATTTCTTTCCTGTGCGATGATTAGCATATCTTCTTGACCTAGTGAAACCCATCTCTAAAAACTTACGACACATATCCATACCGATGAAGTCTTTATTATCACGGTAGTCAAGATACATTGAGTAAATTTTGTTGGAAGATTTTACTGCAATCTCTGGTGTCTTAAATCTCCAATGAGCACAGATATCGTTAGTATAAGGGCGAACCAGTAGAACTCCTTGCTCTCCCCTTCCAATACGATAAAGTTGACGAGTCTCCTCATCTGTAAAATCAAGTTCTTTGTAATTGAGATCATAATCAAATTCTTTCATGTCTTACTTTTATCATAAAGATAGATGAGGGATAGTGAGAACACTACCCAGAAAGTTACTTCAAGTCCGTAATGATTCATGAGTATGTTGAGTCTGGTTCTAGAGCAATAAAGTATGTAAGTTTATAGTCTGTATTATAGAACTTCGCTAAGTTTTTACAAGAGATAGAAACCTGATATGTGCCTGTGATAAGTTTGATGTTCTCAATCTTGAAGTTGAATGAGAATGTCTTATCAGTTCTACCTACAACCACAGCAAAATCATTAGAGGTGTCGTTCTTACGATCACTCACAACAAGTTTGACTACACCTGCCTCACCTACAACTGATAGGTCTGGTAGTCCTAGTATGGATGATGACTTGAGTATCTTTGTAAGTTGTTCTTCCCCAAGAGTAAACTGCACATCAACACTAGGTAGTGCCATCTCTTTATCTGGTGGTGCAATGATCACACTAGGATCAGAGAAAAAATATTTGGATCTGTTTGCTGTTCCTTCCTTGATGTGTGCAAACGAGTTGTTGGTTGACACATCTATATCTGGAGAACTGCAAAGAGATACAGTATTCAGAAACTGTGGTAGGTCATAGATGGCAAAGTCTTTTGGAATATACTCTTCTATCTCTGCTTCTGCCAATACGTTTTTCATGACAGAAATTGTTCGTAATTTTTTACCTTCTTTGAATGCTAGTGACTGGTTGATAGTCGTGAAGTTCTGAAGGATCTTGAGTGTTTTGTCAGACAGTTTCATACTCTGTTCTCTAAGTTTCACTTTTACATGATGTAAGTAAACTTAGTATAACAGATTATTTGATATGCTGCAACTGCTGTACTACACTTTCTGTTTGGATGGGTGCTACGTCATTCAATCCATTGGCATCGAACCAAGGAGCACTCTCCCAGTCGAATCCTTCTCCGAATGTGTTGTCTGCATTAGCAACGTACCAATGACATGATGCATCAGGTATGTCTACTGCACATACTGCCCAGTCATCTGTCCACTGTGGAACCTGAACCCATATAACAGGTTCTGATTCAAATGCATATGCTGTCCTAGTGATACCAAACAGCACTACAAATATTATTGTCCACGAAAATATACGTGGTATCCATTTTAGTGGAATCGGTTTCATATTAGACCTGCCATCCCTGCTGCTGTACCTATCACTACAAAGAAACCGAATTCTATGAGTGGGTAGTAGGGACTAAAGAATAATCTCATGCTAACGCTATGTTACCTATACCTGTAAGGATATAGATTCCAATAACTGATGTGAATAATAGGTGTTGCATTATGCTCCTTGATAAACTGGGGTCATTACGCCACCGCCTTGATCGTCATCGTCATCATCGTTGGCAGCACGTAAAAATAGTTCTACAAATACTAAGGCACCTATGGGGTAGAAACACCATAGGATTGCCTGAAAGGGTGTAATTACATGTGGTTCTAAACCAGTCATACTTACACGTAACCAGGAATTAGTTGTCCTGTTGTAAGGTATGCTCCGATACCTGCAATGATGCCGAGCATGGCAAGTCTGCCATTTAATTTCTCAGCAAATTTTTTTGAATCTTTATCTGTCATTAGAATATGCCTGGTATGATATTACCTGTTGTTGCGTATGCTCCGACTGCTGCAACGAATCCGATCATTGCCATCCAACCGTTGAACTTTTCTGCTTCTGGTGTCATTTTTTGTACCTAAAATAATGGGGGAATAATTGTGCCAAACAAACCGTAGTTTACTGTGGCGATGATAAGACCTAGCATCGCTAGTCTACCATTTACTTTCTCAGCGTATCTCCAATAGGAATGATTGAAATCCATTAGAAGATACCAGGAATGATTTGTCCTGTTGTAGCATAAGCACCAATCAAAGCAACGAAACCAATCATTGCCCAACGACCATTTACTTTCTCTGCATTTTGTGGATACCCTTCATAGGATACGGACTCGTCTATGTAAGGACGAACCTCAGTTGGGAAAGCATTCTGTCTTCCACCTGATTCAGTAGTTACGGTCATTGATGATTATGAACTTTTGTTACATTATTATATAGGAAATATAAAGTTTTGTAAAGGTTTATTTACATTTGTAATGCTTATCATACCTATTACCCACGCTTATCAATCGGTGTCGTGAACTTGAGATACAAGGATATGACTATGGCAGCAGGTACCGTAGTAAGAAAGATGATCATCAAAACCATCAATACCATGTTAGCAATATCTGACATACTTTTTTACTGAATGTTACTATTTATTACAATGTTGTTGCACCCACCCATGCACATCATTTTTCATCACATGTGCAGTCATATGTGCACCTTCTATCAGGACGATACAACCTAATAACATTGGTACTACAAGTTTGACCATAAAAAAAGGGGGTCGTTAGACCCCCTCATTATACTATACAGTTATTAGAATGTGTACTTTGTTCCTAACTTCACACCGTATGCGTTATCTGTAGTCTCTTTTGTTTGAACTGAGAACTCACCATATACACCAACCTTATCGTTGAATGCTACGTTACCACCAACTTTACCTAAGAAGTCTGTGTTTGAGTCGCCACCGTCAGCAGAAGATACGACAGGACCTCCCTGTACGAACCAGTTCTGTCCTTCCCAACCGATTGCTAAATCTGTTGTTGTTGAAGTGTAGTCTGTACCTGTGTATGCTTGGTTCAATTCTACGTTCACATAAGGACCAGCAAAAGCAGCTCCTGTGAATAGTAGTGGTGAGGCAGCAAGTGCTGCGATTGTTGATTTAATCATTGAAATTCTTATGTCTCTCGCAGATACTAAAAAACCTGCGGATGACACCACTCCCGACATGGAATGGTGGGTCTACGCAGGGGCACGATCTTTCGATCCCGTTGTAATGTTATTTAGTATACACTTTCTTTGGGATCTTGTCAATGTTTTAGTTTGCTAAAACCTTTGACCTTCTCAAACTCCAGTGTATAGTGGAACTTATCATACAGATCATTCTTATGACTGATGATGAATACGTTAGCATCCTGTAGTACGAACCGTACAATCTTGAGGAACTCATCTGTACCGAACCCATCAAGAGAAGAGTCAAACACCTCGTCCATGATCAGTAGGTTAGTGACCACACTGTTCTTCATCCTTGCTATGTCTCTCCATGTAAAGAGAAGTGCAAGGTCAATCCTCATCTTCTCACCCTCAGAGAATGATGCATAGGAGAATCTCTCATGCATGGGTGTCTGTATACTCTCACTGAACTCCTCGTCTAGGGTGAAGTTGATATAGAAATCCATTCTCTGTAGATAGTCATTGACCTGACGGTTGATGAGTGGTAGATACTTCCTTATAATAGATCTCTTGACACCATCATCATTCATCAATGCCTTAGACTGATCTAGGTATTCGTAATCATCTTTTAGTTGTGTAAGTTCAGATAGTATATCTTTGAGTCTAGTCTTATATTCTTCTAACTTGTCATTTTCAGCAGTTCTATTTTCAAGTTTGTCGGTAATGCTTTGAATTTCTTTTTCAAGATCCTTTTTGAGTTTTGTTGTTGTAGATAGGTGTATGTTGTGCTGAGAAATCTCATTGTTGATGGTTGTAATCTCGTTCTGAAAACTTAGGAACTTAGCATATCTCTGCTCTTCAGCGTTGACTGCTTCTTCTAGTTCCAATACGTTCGACCTGTATTTGTCGATGTCTTCTTTGAGTTTGCCAATCTTATCTAGGCGAAACTTTTCTTCTATAGACTGTGTACACTTAGGGCAAACCGTATTGTTAGTCCAGAACCCTAGTTCACTACTAGCATCTTGTCTTTTGAAGTTTACCTTGTCTCTAAATCGTTCTAATTTCTTTACAGTATCACCTGCGGTAAGATATTCTGCCATTGCTCTCTCCTTTTCACTGACACCAGTGATGAGAGTCTCAACACGTTCTTGATAGTCGGTAAATTTTTCGTCACAATCAGCAATTTTCTGTCTCTTCTCGTTGATGTCATTCTCACCTTCCTCCTCTATCTGTTTGATAAATCGTTTCTGCATTACTATTTTATCTGCAACAGATTCTTTCTTCAACTCCAACACCTTGATACGATCACGACACACCTTGAGTTTGTCCTTGAGTATGTCTGACATACTAGAGAAGACTTTGATGTCTAGCAGGTCTTCTATGACCTCTCTGCGATGAGGAGCAGATAGTTGCATGAAAGGAACAAAAGAGGCAGACCCAAGAATAACAATTTGAGTAAACGATTTGTAGTTGAGTTTGAGTATTTGTCCTTCCAGATACTTCTGTTGATCGTTAGCAGAAGAGTCCTCGTTGAGTTTTTGTCCATTCTTGTAAATCTCGAATACATTAGGTTTGATACCACGTATGACCTTGAAGTCAACACTGGATATAGAAAAGTCAATCTCTACCTTTGCATCTCTCTCATTGATACTATTGATTAGTTGACTCTTGCTAATTTTTCTGAACGGTTTACCGAACAAAGAGAACGTCAATGCATCAAGGAGGGTGCTCTTACCCGAACCATTGTTACCTACTATCAGAGTATCTTTGTGTGAGTTGAGACTTATCTCTGTAAAGTAGTTACCAGATGATAGAAAATTTTTATATTTTATTTTTTTAAACTCTATCATTCGGTGGTGGGATAACGAGATCTTCTTTACTGATAACAGTATACCTTGTACCACTTCTTTCGCAAGCAGCAAATGCTACACTGTCCTTCAATGTTACCACATTCATAGGTGGGTCACCTTGTGCCTCAAGTTGCTCTGCAAACCTAGTGGCATCATCCTTTTCTTCAAACATGAATACAACTTTCTCTCCGTATTCATTGACAACAGCATAAGCACCCTCTTGACTCATGCCTTTGACAGTTATAATGTGCACTCTAGTGCCTCCGTGTATACATCATTTATAACTTTCTTTATTCTAACTCTATCTAAGTCAGTTTCAAGGTCATCAACATACTTTGTAAGAAGTGTCATAGTGTCCTCTGTCTGGTCTATCACCTCATCTGCTATGACAAGATGATCAGTTCTCTCTACTATCTTTACATCAACAGGTCTCGCCTTGTCAAGTGACTGCATGAACCTATTGTATTCTTTCTCATTAGACTTCTGTCTTACAACCACCTTGACTATTTTATCAGTGTACTCTGTAAAATTTGTTAGTTGTCTAGGGGTGTCATTATAGTTGATTATCTTGTATAATTGGAATGGATTATTGATTGTTTTGAGACTGAGGGTTTCTGTATCGTAGATATGAAATCCTCTTTTATCATTCACATCATTCCAGAACATCTCGTACGGATTACCTAGGTAGTAAATCGTACCATTATTACTCCTTGTATGATAATGCCCAGAAAAGACATGCTTGAATTTATTGTATATCTCAAAATCGGCACCATGCTCCATGATGTGTCCGTGAGTAGCAGTGAATCCGTTGAGTTCAAGATGACCCATAGCAACTTTGCATTTACTCTTCTTTATTTTTTCATATGTACTAACCTCATTCTCGACGTTGATCCAAGGTATGAAAAGTATATCTAACCCACCTACATTCAGTTCTTGACACTCAGATATAATGGTAATATTAGGGTACTCTCGTAGTAGTAGGTCGATAGTATTAAGTTCGTTAGTGTTTTTATAATAAGCAGTGTGATTTCCGACAATACTAACCACATCAATGCCACGTAGATTGATAGGATCGAAATAATGTTTCTTCGCCCAATCCAGTGAATATGAATCAATACCTTTACGATTGTCAAAAGTGTCACCAAGGTCGAGAATAGTTGTGATACCTTCTCTTTCAAGTGTTGGAAAGAAAGTTTCCTCATAGAACTTTAGGAAGTAGTCGTGATATAACTTTGATCCTTTCTTGAATCCAAAGTGTTGGTCTGTAATGATAGCAACTTTCATTGATGTATTCCGTACTGTGAAAGGTCATAGGTTACGTTTGGTATACCCTCCTCTCTGTGTATGGTGGGTTGTCCTATCTTTTGTAGTATATCACCAGGTATTTTTTTCTTAGTGATGTCATAGGGTATAGGTGCATTGGTAAGACAGACACGAACACACTCCCACTCCTCTTCTGTAAGGTCGTAGGTCATCTGTTGTAGTTCCTATACTGTATGGCATCTTTGATTGAGTTATACTCAGATGACTTACCATCTTCGTCTGCGACGAAGACTTCGTCAAATCCAGATCTTTCTATAATCTTTTGTCTTATTTCTAGTTGTTTCTTTTCTTTCTGTATCCTACGTAGGAAGGCATAGTGTATGATCTGAGTGAAATATGCAAATGGATTTGTAGACTTCTCAGGATTGAAGTTGTTGATGTACTGTACACAGTTCTCTATGCCATCACATATCATATCATCCTTGAACATATAGTTCACAAAGTTTGGTTTGTATGATAGGTGTGTTGCTATCTTTAGGAAACACTCACCAAGATAGTTCGTAATACGAGGTTTAGGATCACCCTTCTCCTCTGCTTCTCTGATAGATGCTTTGTATGCAACGATAGCATACAGGAACTCTTTGTTATTGACGTAGTGTTCAGATCTTTTCCTTGCCATTTATGTCCATTTGTATATGAATATTATAGCATTACTTGACAACGTTGGCAAATACCGTTACACTAACAGTGTCGCTGTTCAGAAGGGGAGCTATAGGTCTTTCTTAGGTTCTTTAGAAGCAGAGTCTGCTTTGTATAGTTTTTCTATAATCTTTCTTGCACTGTCTATATTGTTTATATACCCCATCTCCCTGTCAAGATCAGGGTGCTGACGCTTGAACCCACTCTCAATGATATTATTATAAGTTTTGATTACAAGGTCGTCTTTGATCTCAGAGAGCGTGATGATTTT